AAACCAATACAGTCTGTATCTGTTCTGACCACTAAGATACTTAGAGTTCTTAGCCTGTGGCTCAAAACCCATATACTTAGATATAATATCTTGTGACTTCTTAGACATACGAACATTCTCTAATAATACATAGTTAGGCATCATCTCGTCTCGCACACGTATGAAGTCAAAGAATAACTTACTACGAGGGTCATCAAAGTTTAACTGATGTCCTGCCATAGAAAATCCCTGACAAGGCGAACCCCCCATTAGAATATCTACGTTATCGCCATTGAAACTATCAGCATTTACTTTAGTAACATCTCCAATAGGTATGGCACTAGGAAAGTTCTCCTTCATAACTATGTTGGCATACTTATCTATCTCTGAATAGTAAAACTTAGTGATAGGTATATTAGCACGTAGCATAGCTAATGCACCAACACCACACCCATTAAATAAACTAGCACATATCATATTATACTCCCATGTAGCATGAAAAGAATACTGCAAGTATTCCTGTCACAATTAAAATTACTATTGCTTCGTTGTTGTTAGGTAACATTATTATTATGCTCCTTTCTTCTTGTCTATGTACACTCTAAGGTGTGTTGATTGCTCTATGGACTGACCCCAATAAGTTGCACCTGTACCCTTGAGTTCAGGCTTGATGTGTTGTCCACGTACTCTCATGGTGTATGACTCATCATTAAGATATACTTTCATACCTCTTGTTAGCTTCTTGCCATACTCATTGTTAGGTATCTCTGTGAAGATATATCTGCTACCTCTTGTGCTACAGTCATCATAGTATGCATTTCTCCAATTATCTTTAGATATGATTTCTTTTTCAAGCAATGATTCTTTCTCCTCAATGATACTAAGAAGATTTGTTATCTTAGAAGACAAGGCTAAGATTTTATCTTCTTGCTCTTGCAAGTTCTTCTTGTATATCTTATCATTGTTTTCAATGATGTCATCAGTCTTCTTCAAGTCTTCTTTTAACTCCTTGATTCGCATAACTCTACCCCTGTCTTGGTCTTTAACTTTATCAGACAAAGTTTCGACAAGCACGTTATCTTTTTCAGTTAGCTTCACAAATGCTCTGACCATGTGTTGAAAGTCCATGTGTGAGATAGGTATATCTCTACCTTCTGCTTCTGAATAATATGTCTTGTCATTCAAGTCATACATATCACTTGCAAGTTTACCTGTGGTTGTTGTTGCACCTAACATGGTTACTACTCTATGTATCTTCATTTTAATACTCCTCTATAAATAAAAATTCTATTCTTGATTTTGGGTATACTGCCTTTGCCATGTCAATAGCATGGTCAATGGCATAATTATATCCACTCTTTTCAAGTGCTTGTGGGTGTACATTCACTTGACCTTTGTTTCCGTCAATGGATATACCCACCACCCAAAAAGGTGATGGATATGTATTACGATTAGGAAGTGTACTAATGTTATTCAACATTATGCAACTCTCCCTTTTCTACCAACTTTAGCAGTAGCTAACTTATGTAGCTTACCAACTTTAAACTGTCCAAAAGATATGGTTTTGTAATCCTTATCTCTTAGATATGCTCTGCATACAGATGCTAAGTCTTGCATAGCAACCATAAAACCTGCAGTAGATATGTTTCTAATATAGAAACCTTCTGCCTGTTTGGTCTCTCTGCACTCTGTAAGCACCATGTCATACAACTTCATCTTGGATAGCTTCAAGCCTGTAGCTTGTTTGTACAGAGCAGAGGTAGTGTCAAATAACTTTTGACCTCTGTCTGACAAGCATTGACCTGTCACACCTGTTGATTGTACCCAATAGTTTACGTTGATATTTTTCTTAGCCATGTTTAAATCTCCTTTTTGTTGTTGGTTAAGTAAGTTAATAATAATATATTTATAATACTTTTTACCCATAAATGGAAGTATTATAAATATATTATATTAAGCAAGGTATTTATCTTGCCTAATGTTTTTGTGTCTACGTTGTAGCCTACGTTCTTTTTTCCAATCATCTCGCTTTTGCTTTTTGATTGTTTTCTTTACAGAAATCTTTTCAAATGTTTGTTCGTTATATTTGCTTCGCACTTGTCTTCTCCTTTTTTCTGTTATATGAACCTTTACCCTTCTTTGAGGGTACTACTTGCTTCCGTATTGAAAGCAATGCTTTTGCGATAGGGTTAATCTTTTTAACTTTCATATGTACACCTTTGGGTTGCCATTCTGTGTTGAATCCATGTGTATTATACCTACCCAATCTCTTGGAATTTCATTCCATTCTTTGAGTTTGTATTGGTTATCACTCACACTTTGATGCATGAAGTAATTATCTTCATATGGGTTATACTTTACTCTATCCCAATCTGCAAATTCTTTTTTCAAAGATTCAGATGTGGATAAAAAATACTCACTCATATATCCTACTGCGAATGCATGAACATTCTTCTTGCCTTCGTTACGCACTCGTTTTTGCCCACCTTTACGAACAATAAAGTTGCCTTCAAGCACTACACATTTTTTATGGTCTATCACTAGACCACTCTTGCAATCTTGTATGCTCCAACACTTTTTGTGTAAGTTCCAATATACTCTAACCTTTTGCATTGCAAATCTCCTCAATTATTACGTCATCATAGCCTTTGGCTATCCATTCGTCTGCATCTCTTTTTGCATCATTATAGTTTACATAGTAGTCATCACAACCACCAACCCATACTATGTATTTATATTCTGCCATGTTTAAACTCCTAGTTTAAGTTAGTATTCGTCTGAGTAGACTTCTCCAAAGTCTTCCCACTCTTGCTCCCATGAAGGTTGCCCTTCATCATAGTTGTCTTCTTCGTCAGGGTGGTAGCTATCGTCATCATCAACATATTGATGAGGGTGTGTCCACTCTCCAATACAACCATCATCTTCCTCTTCTCCGAAGAGTTCATTCCACTCTGTAGGAGTGATACCTGTCTTAATGAACTCACGTTCATCTGCTGACAAGTGTGGCATAGCCACTAGGATATTTTCCCCATCAACCCATGCTTGATATTGAGCAAAGGTAACGTCAATATCCATTGTGTTAATGTTACCACTTGTCATAGATGTTCTTGTAATTTTCATGTCAACTCCTGTTGGTTTGTTTATGTTAAGTATCTTATAAGTTAATAATACTTTTTACCCATAAATGGAAGTATTATTAACGTTATGATACGTAAGGTTAAGCAACGTATTTTGCACCACTTCCATGAGATACAATAGCAATGCTCTTAGCATTGATACTTGACCCACTACATAACTTGCAATCGTCACACGTAGTACGTCTACCCATTTCTGCTGAAGCAGGGCATAGTATCTCTTTACCCTTGACTACTTCATCAACGTTCTTGATAACCCTAAAAGTCCTAATGCCTTCATTCCATGAAGCTACTGCTTCTTCACGTGTATCTGCTGACTTCATACATAAGTCATATCTTGTGCTTACAAGATTATGCTGATGAGTATAACCTGTTCTACCTTTAGACATAGCTAAGAAGCTATCCCAAATATATGAGGGTACTGCAGAAGGGTCTCCGTAAGACCCTAAACGTATCAGCTTATCTTTACCTAATAAAGATATAGCTTCATGACCTGTAGCATAATCATATCCACCCTTCTTGTATGTTTTCCAAACATTCAAGGGTGCTTGATAAATAGCTACATAACAAGCTCTATCTTTAGCTAACTTCCTATCAGAAGTTATATCTACTGCCTCTCCACGTAAAGGGCAATTCCCACAGATAGAATAGTCTAAGCCTAACTTGTTGGCTTCACGTGGGTCTATGTCTTTACACAAAATCCAAGTCTGTATCATACTACCTGTTTTGTCATTACTTGAATTAACATTCAAGCCTGTAGCAATGACAACAATATCTTTACCATCAATTTCACTTTTACCTTCAAATAAAATGTAACCATTTTTTTGCTTAGTCATTTTGTAACCTCATTTTTTAAAATATCTAAAATAACATCAAATTTTTTCTCGCATTCTTTTTTTCTTTTTTGAAAACTATTACAAGTTTTTTCATTTAATTTGTTTAAATGTTGTTTAACATATAAATTTTTAAGATTTAATTTTAACTTATCAAATTCAATGATAAGTTCTTTTTTAGTCATTAATTTATAATTTTCCATAATGTTTCCTTGTTTGTGTTTGTGTTTAAGTTATTTATATATTTAATAACACTTTCACTAAAGTATCAAGTGTTTTTAAATATTAAATATCTAACGTCTTGATTTTCTTCTGTAAAGTTTACCACTCTTACGAAATTTAAATCCATTAGATTTAACTTTTCCTGTGTATACTGTCACAACGTCTACGTTCTGTTCGTCAGCATTGAATGGTATAGAATACCATACTGAACGTAGAGGTTTATGTGATGTGTAAGGTTGTCTGTAAATTTTAGCCATGTTTAAACTCCGTTTAATTATATGTTTCTGTTGTATGCTTTTTCTGTGTAGATGAATGATAGTGCCATACAAAGTATGCCAAGTAATCCAAAACCTAAGAAGGTTAACGTGCAAACATCTACAACCAAGTCTGTATTATCTGTGATAATATCGATTGATACTCCCACTAAAAGTGTTACTGCTATTGCTGAAAAGTATGATAATATCATAAGCATTCCATAGTTATCTGCTTTTTTAAGCATTACCATTTTTCGTTCATATCTTAATCTCAATCTTGTCATTTCAATTTTCCTTGTTGTTAGTTATATATATACTTAAATACTTTTTACCCATAAATGGAAGTATTTAAGTATTATATAACATAAGTGTTTAGCAGTAGAATGGACTGTAACCACTATTATCTTCACTCTGTTCAACTGTATGATACTCATTAGTAAATGAGTTTATACAAGTTAATATCCTGTATTTATTAGTAGCATCTTGTACTATTTTAATAGTAGGATAATTACAATTATGAATCCAAGTATTAACTTCATCAATGTTATTTAAGTATTCTTTATTACTTAAAACTCCGTTGTTCAACTTGTATGCTGTATATGTGTACATTGTAACCTCATGTGTTGTTGTGTTGTTTAATTGTTTTCATTAGATAGATTAAATAAAACCTTGTCAACACTATTTTTTAAGTTGTTGTTTTCATTAGGTTTTTTTATTAGTGGTTGTAGTAAATGAGAACGAAACAGGAACAAACCACCCTACTCTATGGGGGTGGTATATTATGTGCATCAATCATGCGAGTATGTGTGTTGTTGCAAAAATGTCACACTCAATTCATGCAATAGCATGGCAACTGATAGTAAATGAGTTGCTAGTTGATGCTAAAGCATTGATTATGCTAGGTTTTCTAAAGAAAACACCAGGACCTGGGCGTATATATGCACATTTACACGCATAATGCACCCTATACACACGCATATACACACATATATGCAGGGGTAGGCGTGTGCCATGTGGGGGGTATGCGTAGTATGCATGGAGAAATACACAGATGGGGTAAATTAACTGTTAACCACAAGGGTAACTGATGCACTTAAGCGTTACTAGTATAGGGAATAGTGCATAAATGTGTTGCATAAATATCACAAGTATGATATAATCGTACATGAGCATAAAAAAATGCTCTTGACAAGAAAGCCAAGTGGGGGTATAACTACACTTAAATGAAACACTTAAATGTATAATAACTTAATATATAAAAAACACTTATATGATACACTTAAATGTAGTAATGAATAGAAGCCTCCGTAAGTTAATTTAATTTCGTGCTTGACAATGCCTAAAAAATCAGTAAAACTATATGTACCAGAGAATATGCTCGATGCATTTTATGATGCTGTTCGTAGTAACAAACTAAAAGACCTACATATTCCTCATAGTTCCGTGTTTTATGTACGTGCTGCCATTGAGGCAGATACAGGTGTTCGTTATACACTCAAGCACGTAGAGAATGCAATGAAACATGAAGGGATGTTAAACGATGTTTGAGACATGGGTACTTATATGTGCCATAGGAAGTCCATTGTGCCACACTTTAGTTGATGAATATGGACCATACAATAATAAAAAGCAGTGTATTACACGTGCTTATGAAATAGCAGCAGAATTACCAGAACATATGCCTAATTATGAAGCTGTCAAATATAAATGTATGCAAGTTGAAAAAGACCTAGAAGGTAAAATAAATACAACATGGCAGATAAAAAGAAAAAGGGTGGACTAAAAGGTTTTACACAAAAGAGTGGTGATATGCGTTCTACTAAAAGTGGAGCAGGTATGACCAAGAAGGGTGTTGCCAAGTATCGTAGACAGAATCCGGGCAGTAAACTTAAAACAGCAGTAACAGAGAAGAAGCCTACAGGTAAAAGAGCAGCTAGACGTAAATCATTCTGTGCAAGGAGTGCAGGACAGATGAAGAAGTTTCCTAAAGCAGCTAAGAATCCTAATAGTCGTTTGAGACAAGCGAGAAGAAGATGGAGATGTTAATATGAGTGCAGCAGCAATTAAATTAGCTAAAAAATTAAGAATATCAGCTAAAAAAGCTGAACAGCTTATGAAAGAACAAAAGCTACGTAACAAAAACTTATCAAGTGCAACACAAAAAGGTGTTAAATTTGGAAAGAACAAAGATATAAAGATGCCAAAAGATGATGATATAAAATTGTCTACAGTTAGTGGAACTAAAGGTGTTACAGGAAGAAGTGAAGTTATAAATGTTGGTGATGATGCTATGGGATTTAGTAACTTTTTAGCATTACAAAAGTCTAAAGGAATATTAAATAGAGAAAAATCTATTAGAGCTTTAGAAAAGATAATTGATAATGGTACACCTACACAAAAGAAAAAAGCTAAAGTAATGCTTAATCAAATAAAAGAAACAAAAGAAAAATCAGATGCAGATGCTACACGTAAACAAACAGGTGGACAAAGAGGTAAGAGTACAAAGACCATAGCTAAATCAGATGACCCATTCTTTAAAGCATTAAATACTGCTAAAAAGACAGGGGAATTAGGAGATGATTATGATAAACTTTTACCTAACCAAAAGAAACAAATAGTACAAGCGGCAATAGCTTTTAAAAAATCAGACTTTAGAAGAGATGCAGAAGCTAGAGTAGATACACCAAAGAATGCACCAATAAGTACAGGTAGTGCTGTAGAAAATAAAAGGAAGATTGGTATGAATCAAGGTGGACTAAAGATGCCTAGTGCAGAACAAGAAGGATTAAAGAAATTACCTACACCTGTCCGTAATAAGATGGGATATATGTATGGTGGTGGCATGATGAAGAAGCCACGTATGAGCAGCATGGATTATAGAAAAGGTGGGTTACTCCTTATTGCTATAGACATGATGAAAAAGAAAAAAGGTAAAAAGGAGAAATAGACTATGCCTATGCACGGAAAGAAAAAGTCAAAGATGATGGCTAAAGGTGGAATGAAGAAAACAAAATACATGGCTAAAGGTGGCATGAAAAAGAAAACAAAGATGATGTCTCGTGGTGGAGCTGCTAGACGTAGGTAATGTCGTATCTTATAAGTAACGTACCACATTTTAAATGTTGGGTACGTAAGGAGTTCACTTGTAATCATCAGGATTATCATGGTGAATACCTACACGCATTAGCTTTCGCAGTTAATACTATACCTGACAGGTCACTAAGTTTTCAGGTAGTTTTCACAGGATGTACAGAAGAAGAGAATGTACATGGTGGTGCAATGTGGGCAAGAATGCCAATACAAGCATTAGTAGCCGACATACCTGTAGATGAGTGGGCAGAGCCAATGGAAGACCATTTGTGTCAACCTTGGGATTGTGAATCTAGAAACCATAGTGTTATAGTCATGGATAGAGTAAGCTCTTCTCCGTGGATATGTAAGATAGCTAATGAGTTCTTTACTGCTAGATATATGTTTACTGTAGATTATACAGACCATGATATAGCAGATGACCCTGCACAACATAAACAATCACATGTAATGTATTTGTTGGATGCAGGTAAGTGGACAGGCAATATTGTAGCACTACCAAATAACAGAGTTAGAGCAACAAGTCCTGCACTATGGGTTACAGGAGAAGGTGCTCCTGATTTTGCACCATCACAATGGACTCACTCAGCAGAGTCACATGAATCTTACTTAGACCCCTTCACTACATTCAACAATCTATACGAGGATAGAAATGTTAAAAAAACCCCAAGCAAAAAAGACAATAAAAAAGGTAGTAAAAAAACTAAAGAAAGCTAGTAAGGCACACGCAGGTCAAGCTAAAGCATTATCGGCTATTAAGCTAAACAAAGGTGGTAGTACAGTTAACAAAGCAGGTAACTATACTAAACCTACTATGCGTAAACGTATATTTAACAGAATAAAAGCAGGCGGCAAAGGTGGTGCTCCGGGTCAATGGTCTGCACGTAAGGCACAGATGATGGCTAAAGCATATAAGGCAGCAGGTGGTGGATACCGAAACTAATGGCTAAAAAGAAAGACCCTAAAGTTGGCACAGGTAAAAAACCCAAAGGGTCGGATAGACGTTTGTATACTGATGAAAACCCTAAAGACACAGTTAGAATTAAATTTGCTACTGCAAAAGATGCTAGAGAAACAGTCGCAAAAGTTAGAAAAGTTAATAAACCTTATGCACGAAAGATACAAATCCTAACAGTCATGGAACAACGTGCAAAGGTTATGGGCAAGACAGAAGTTGTCAAAATAGCAAAAGCAGCTAAAGAAAGTTTAAAGAAAGCACATGAACGAAAAAATAAAAAGGTGTGAGACTTGTGAATGCTACGATTGCGATTGTGATGAATGCAACTGTGATTGTCATGAGGAAGAGGAGGTACAAGGAGTACCTGTATAATGATTGAGTTTGTGCTTGTGTTTATGATGGGATTAAGAGTAGTAGACCAAACACAAACCTTCCAAGATATAAATAGGTGTCTATACTTTGCAGAGAGATTACATAGACAACCTTCAATACCACAAAAGGAAGGACCTAATTTAAAGATAACTGCATATTGTAAGCCAAAAAGGAAAAGATAATGTTAGCAGAACTAGCTGCGGCAAATGCCGCCTTCAGTGTAATAAAAAGTTTTGTATCAAACGGAAAAGAGCTTACAGGTTGTGCTAAACATATATCTGATTTTGTATTCTCAAAAGAACAGTTAGAAAAAAAAGCAAGTAAACAAAAAGCTAAAGGTGGTGGTTCTGACTTAGAAGAGTTCATGGCTCTTGAGCAAATAAAAGAAAAAGAAGCAGAACTCAAGAAGATGATGATATATATAGGCAGACCCGGATTGTGGCAGGATTGGCAAGAGTTCCAAGCAGAGGCAAGAAAGTCTAGACGTTATCAAGAGAAGATGAGAGAAAGAAGACAAGCAGAGTTAATGGAATATTTTGGTTATAGTATAGCTTTTGTATTCGTACTATTCTTTGCAGGATTACTAGCTTGGATTGTCGGCAAATGGACAGGGAAACTTTAACACCTTGCATTGGAGTATGTACATTAGAAGACGATGTGTGTATAGGATGCAATAGAACAATAGATGAGATTAAAGAGGCATATGAAAATAGTATGGCATTAAAAAAATCACAGAGGTCACTAGTTGCGTGGGGAAAACAAAAATGGCGAACAAAGTCTGGTAAACCTAGTACACAAGGGAGTAAAGCAACTGGTGAACGTTATTTACCTGAAAAAGCGATTAAGGCTTTATCTTCCTCTGAATACGCCGCCTCTTCGGCTGCTAAACGAAAAGCGACTAAACGAGGTAAACAATTTTCTAAACAACCCAGCAAGACTGCAAAAAAAACATCAAGATTTCGTAGATTCAGCTAAAGTAAAAGAGCAACTAAGACTCGCAAGAATGCAGGAGAAAATAAAGAATGATACAAGCACTGATAGGACCACTAGCAAATCTCGCAGGAACGTGGTTTCAAAACAAAGTAGAAAAAACAAAAGCAGATGGTCTCGCTAAAGTAGCTGAAGCCAAAGCAAGAGCAACTGTAGCAGAGAAGGTAGCTACAGGTGAAATAGAGTGGGAAGGCAAGATGGCTGATGCCACAAACGAATCTTGGAAAGATGAGTTTGCTTTAGTTGTCCTACTAACCCCTGCTATATTAGTCTTCATTCCCGGGATGACAGAGTATGTGGAACATGGATTTAGTATATTGGCAACTTTACCAGAATGGTATCAGTACCTCTTATATATCGCAATTAGTGCGTCATTTGGGATTAAGGGTGTCGGACAAGCAGCAAAGATGTTTAAAAAGAAGTAATGTCTGACGTTGAAGAAAAGATTAATAAAATAATAACAGAGTCTATATTACCTAGTGTTCAGATGCATGGTGGACACGTAGAGTTACAATCTTTTAAGGATGGTATAGTAACAGTATTTCTAAGTGGTGCATGTAGTGGATGTGCAATGTCTACACTAACACTAAAGATGGGAATAGAGAATATGCTAAAGTATTATATACCTGAAGTATTAGCAGTTGAAGGTATAGAAGACCCTAATTCTACAGTGAGTCCATATTATCAATGACACTAAAAGCCTTGACATTTCTAAAGATATCTGCTATAACCTGTAAAATAGGTAATTATTTTTGGCATCTTCATGTCAAGGAAATACGTAAGAATCAGACAAGAAGGTTGATATAATGAAACATAATAAATCTACCACAGGAAGTTTTTTTGGCGATATAATTAAAGCTACCAAAGCAGGTGGTGCTAGTTCCATGACAAAAAAAGTTAAAGCTAAAAAGGGTGATACGTTAAGTGATATAGCTAAAGCTAATAACACTACATTGCAAAAGTTAATGAAATTAAATCCTAAGTTTAAAACAGGTCAAGATAAAGGAACTCCTACTAAAGGAACAAAAGAACAGAAAACAATAAGAGTTGGTAGTTCTATAATAGTACCTGACCCTCACACATTTAAAAAAGGAAGATTAACAGCATCAGTTTCTAAGAAGAAAAAAGATGTGTATAAAAAAACAACTAAAAAAGAGTTTAAAGAAATGAATGTTCCTTTAAAAAAGAAAAAGAAATAATGAATCTAGTTACATTACAAAATGAAATCGCTGATGATGAGGGCATAAAATATGAATTGTATTTATGTTCAGAATCGCATTTAACTGGAGGAATTGGACATCTTATTACAGAATGGGATACAGATTATTATGGTAAACCTGTAGGAACAAAAGTACCTAATGAACAAGTTGATGCATGGTTTGAGAATGATATAGAAGTGTCTATAAAAGATTGTCAATCTCTGTTTAGTAACTTTGATAGTTTACCTGAAGATATACAACATGTATTAATAAATATGTCATTTCAATTAGGGAAGCCTCGTTTATCTAAATTTAAAAAGATGATTGCTGCCGTAGAGAATGAAGACTATCCTGAAATGGCAGAGCAGATGGAAGACTCACGTTGGTATAAACAAACAACTAACAGAGCACAAAGATTAATAGAGAGAGTTATAAGATACGGAGTGCCTATATGACAAAGAGGGAACTAACAGAAAGACAACAAAAATTTTTAGATGTTCTCTTTGACCAAGCAAATGGTGATGTAGTACAGGCAAAACTACTTGCAGGATATTCAGAGCATACATCTACTTCTAGTGTTATAGCTTCTATGAAAGATGAAATCATGGATGCAACTCAAATGTATATGAGTCGTAATGCACCTAAAGCTGCTGTAGCTATGGTAAGTGGTGTAGATGACCCAACACAGTTAGGTATTAGAGATAGACTATCTGCCTCAAAAGAATTATTAGATAGAGTTGGATTAGTTAAAACTGAAAAGGTGCAGGTGGAAGCATCAGGTGGAGTGATGTTATTACCACCAAAGAAGGACAATGGATAGAAGTTTAGGCAAGTGGAAGTTACCACAACCAACAGATTTAAAAGACGAAGACCAAAAAGAATGGATACAGATACCACGTATAGCTAGGACTGTTCCGTTTGGATATAAAGTAAACGAAGATGATAAAGAATTACTTGACCCTATACCCTACGAGTTAGAAGCATTAGAGTTAGCTAGAAAATATGTAAAGCAATATTCACTAAGACAAGTTGCTAATTGGCTAACAACAAAAACAGGCAGACAAATATCTCACATAGGATTAAGGAAAAGATTACTACATGAACGACAACGTAAGAACAAAGCTAGAACTCTTAAACGATGGTCTGAATACGCCCAAAAGGCAATCGAGAAAGCGAAAGCCATCGAAGAAGGTAGAGTTGGAGCAAGAGCCTAGCACAGTAAATACTGTAGAGGCTATACCTGAAGAAGAACAAAATATTGTTTTTAAACCTAATGAAGGACCTCAAACAGAGTTTCTTGCTTCTCCTGAAAGAGAAGTATTATATGGTGGTTCGGCAGGTGGTGGCAAGTCATATGCCATGTTAGCAGACCCACTACGTTATATGGGTCATCCACAATTTAGTGGTTTGTTATTACGACACACGACAGAAGAACTAAGAGAACTTGTTTGGAAGTCTAGAGAATTATATCCCCTTATATGGAAAGGGATAAAGTGGTCAGAAAGAAAGATGCAATGGGTAGCTCCTTCAGGTGCAAGACTGTGGATGTCCTACCTAGACCGAGATGATGATGTACTAAGATATCAAGGTTTAGCTTTTAGTTGGATAGGCTTTGACGAATTAACGCAATGGGCAACACCATTTGCTTGGAACTACATGAGGTCAAGATTACGTTCTACTGCACACGACTTACCTGTGTATATGAGGGCAACAACTAACCCCGGAGGTCCGGGTCATCAGTGGGTTAAGAAAATGTTTATTGACCCAGCACCTTATGGAAGAGCATTTGATGCCACAAATATTGAGACAGGAAGGGTTCTTAAATACCCTGACGGACACAGTAAAGCAGGTCAGTCATTATTTAAAAGAAGATTTATCCCTGCTAGATTATCTGATAATCCGTACCTCTCAAGTCAAGGTGATTATGAAGCAATGCTTCTTTCCTTACCTGAACACCAACAAAGACAGTTGCTTGAAGGTGATTGGGATATTAAAGAAGGTGCTGCTTTTACTGAGTTTGATAGGAATAGTCACGTTATTGAACCTTTTGACATTCCAAGAAATTGGGTTAAGTTTAGGTCTTGTGATTATGGTTATGGTTCTTATAGTGCTGTGTTGTGGTTTGCTGTTTCTCCAGATGAGCAGATTGTTGTATATAGAGAGTTGTATGTTTCTAAAGTCCTTGCCACAGATTTGGCAGATATGATACTAGATGCAGAAGCAGAAGATGGCAATATTAAGTATGGTGTATTAGATAGTTCGTTATGGCATAAACGTGGTGATACAGGACCTTCACTAGCTGAACAAATGATTATGAAGGGATGTCGCTTTAGACCATCAGATAGAAGTAGAGGAAGTAGAGTTTCAGGTAAGAATGAAATACATAGAAGATTACAAGTTGACGAGTTTACTGAAGAGCCAAGAATGGTATTTTTTAACACTTGCACAGAAACAATCTCACAGTTACCTGCTATACCTTTAGATAAAAAGAATCCTGAAGATGTGGATACTAAAGCAGAAGACCACTTGTATGATGCTTTAAGATATGGTATAATGTCAAGACCTAGATTTAGTATATTTGACTATGAGCCTATGGGTAGACCAAAAAGTAGTATGCCTGTAGCTGATGCAACGTTTGGATATTAATATGGCAGAAGAAGAAATAATGTTAGAAGATGAAGCGATAGCTTTAGAAGATTCTGACAAAACAGATGAGACAGATTATCCAGTCAGTAACATGGTAGATTATGTTATGGCTAAGTTTAAAAAGTCTGAAGATTATAGATATGAAGATGAACTTAGATGGGTAAGAGCTTATAGAAATTATAGAGGTTTATATGGACCTGATGTTCAGTTTACTGAAGCTGAAAAGTCTAGAGTATTTATTAAAATTACAAAAACTAAAACTTTGGCTGCGTATGGGCAAATAGTAGACGTTTTATTTGCTGGGAATAAATTTCCTATAAGTATAGAGCCAACGGAATTACCTGAAGGAGTATTGAAAGATGTTAGTTTCGACCCTAAAGAACCTGAAGAAATACGTGACAAATTGGATGACCTCTCATCTCCTTATGGTTTCATGGGAGATGGGAAAGAATTACCTAAAGGTGCAACTGCAAAAACTTTACAGGAAGGTCTTGGTCCTATACAAGAAGACTTGGAAGGCATTGAAAACCTTAAAGGCGAAGCAGGGAAAACGCCAACAGCCATAACATTTAGTCCTGCTATGATTGCAGCTAAATCTATGGAAAAACAAATCATAGACCAATTACAAGAATCAAATGCTAATAAACATTTAAGAAGCACTGCTTTTGAAATGTCATTGTTTGGCACAGGGGTTATGAAAGGACCTTTTGCAGTTGATAAAGAATATCCTAATTGGAATGATGAGGGTGTTTATAGTCCTGTATTTAAAACTATTCCACAAGTAACTAATGTTTCTGTTTGGAATTTTTATCCTGACCCTGACTCTACAAATATAGACCAAGCACAATTTGTTATTGAACGACACAAGATGTCAAGAACAGAGTTACGTTCTCTAAAAAGAAGACCTTTCTTTCGTGAAAAAGTTATTGAAGAAGTTATAGGTGATGGCGAGAATTATGTTAAGAAATATTGGGAAGATGATTTAACAGATTATAATCAAGAAAATTATGTAGAGAGATTTGAGGTTCTAGAGTATTGGGGTATGATAGATACTGATATGCTCTTAGACCAAGATATTGATATACCTAAAGACTTACAAAACTTTGAAGAACTACAAGCTAATATATGGGTTTGTAATGGAAGATTACTAAGAGTTGTATTAAATCCTTTTAAACCTGCTAAGATACCTTACTCTGCTGCACCATATGAATTAAACCCATATTCATTCTTTGGTGTAGGTTTAGCAGAGAACATGGATGATACGCAAACTCTTATGAATGGTTTTATGAGAATGGCTGTAGATAATGCTGTATTATCAGGTAATTTGCTTATAGAGGTAGATGAAACAAATCTAGTTCCGGGTCAAGACTTATCTGTATATCCGGGTAAAATATTTAGAAGACAGGGTGGAGCACCGGGTCAGGCTATATTTGGTACAAAGTTTCCAAATGTATCTAACGAAAACATGCAACTGTTTGATAAGGCAAGACAGTTAGCTGATGAAAGCACAGGATTACCATCTTTTGCTCATGGTCAGACAGGTGTATCAGGGGTGGGAAGAACTGCATCAGGTATATCTATGTTAATGAATGCTGCATCAGGTAGTATTAAAACTGTTATTAAAAATGTAGATGATTACTTATTAAAACCATTAGGTGAAGGATTATTTAGATTTAATATGCAATTTAATTTTGACCCTGATATAAAAGGTGACTTAGAAGTAAGGGCAAGAGGAACAGAAAGTCTAATGGCTAACGAAGTCAGGTCACAAAGACTGATGGGATTCTTACAAGTAGCATCTAATCCTTCATTAGCACCTTTTGCTAAGTTTGATTATATTATTAGAGAGATAGCAAAGGCTATGGATTTAGACCCTGAAAAAGTAACGAATGATATGAGAGAAGCTGCAATACAAGCAGAGCTATTAAAAGAGTTTAGAGGACAGCAACCTCAACCCCAACAACAACCTCAAGCACCTGCAGGAGCAAATCCTGCTGACCCAACAGGAGCAGGTGGTGGAACTATAGGAACAGGACAAGTTCCTTTACCACAAGAGCAAGGATTTACAGGAGATAATAAAGGTGGACAAACAGATACTGGGCAACCTCAAGCCGATGGTCAGCCATCAGCACCACTTCAATAAGTATTTAGACGAACTTATTAGCAAACAACATAAACTATTAGAACAGGCTAGTGATATAATAACTGTTCATAGAGCACAAGGTAGTATACACACTTTGCAAAAACTTAAATTACTAAGGGAAGAAGTTAATGGAAAAGACAAAACTTAAATCTAAGGCAGGTAAATCTGTGTATAAAACAGATGAAGGTGAGCTAGTTTCTGAAAAAACTATTGGTGTTGAGATGGATGGTAAAGAGTATACAATACCCACTGTGTATAAAGGTAAAATATTAGAAGATAAAGAAGCCATAGATTTATTTAGAAAAGGAAAAATAAAACCAGTAGCAGTATCTGATTCACCAGAAGAGGGAGATAAAAAAGCAGAACAAAGAAGTAAGGGTTTATTAGATATGAATATAGGGGGTGCTCCTAGAAAGAGCTTAGAAGCACAACAGTTAGAAATGTTTGGTGATATTGGCATGGCAAAGTCTACTGCTAAGAAAGACCCTGTATCAGGAAATGAAATACCTAAAGCATCCACTGCAGAAGAAGTGAGAGATGATATACCTGCTAGATTAAGTGAAGGTGAGTTTGTATTACCTGCAGATGTTGTAAGATATCATGGCTTAGAAAAGCTGATGAATCTACGACAACAGGCGAAACAAGGCATTAACACTATGGACAAGATGGGTCAGCTAGGTAATTCAGAAGAAGCTACTATGCCTGATGACTTACCCTTTGATGTAAACGATATAGAAATGTCAGAGGGTGGACTTATGAATATCGCAGGTCAATCTATGCCATCTCCACGAATTGCAGGAGAACAAATTGAAATGCAGACAGGTGGATTGGCAGGTACAGGAACATATCAAGTTCCTACTAACATAGCCTCAACACCATCTTACTTTCAAAACTACGCACAGACAACAGCACCTTTCAGACCTTTTGTTCCACAGAATCAAACAGCTATACCTCCTGTCGCACCTGTAACACCCCCTAAAACAACAGGTCCTTCGTTTCAAACTCTTATACCAAGTCAAGGTCAAAGACCTGTTACAAAGGAATATAGAAATGCAGCAGGACAAAAGTTATTTATACCTTTCATAAATGATAAACCTATATATCCTATACCTGAAGGTTATACAGAATATGTAGAAGAAAAAGCTGAAGTAGAAAAACCTGTGGTAGAAAGTGCTACTGTAAGAGAGCCTGTAGATGAAGGTGGAGACTCTGATATTTTATCAGGCACTAGTCAGGTTAGAGGCACTGATAATTCTTTAATAGATACAAGGTTCGGTGGTCAATCTACCGAAAAAATAAAAGATAGTTTTGGTAAAATGTCAGAATCACAAAGAGGACTAGCTGTAATAGATGCTATAGATTCAGCTAAAGGTTCTAGTACCTTTGCTAGAAATTTAGCTTCAGGTATGCTAGGAGTAGCAGGAGGTCCACTTGGAATGGTTGCAGGTGCTTATGATGCAGGTAGCAGACTCATGGGTGGTCAAGGTTTAGGTCTAGGAAAGCCACAAACAGATGCATTTAACAATATAATAAGTGCGTTTGAACAGCAGTACGAAGGAATGTCAGGTGAAGAAAGAGACCAAGACCAATATTCAGATTTAAATTCTTTATCTCAAGCAGTATATGGTAGAAACTATGAAGATGCCACAACATATTTAGGAGTAGAGCCTACATTTAGAAAAGGTTTTAAACCGGGAGAGATAGACCCAAAAACAGGTGCAACATATAATATATATGGTCAATCTGAAAATGATGATGGCAGTGTTTCGTACAGTAGCTTTTCTGCTGCAGGTAGAGGTTTCTCTGCTATGGCATCTTCAGGTTTTATGGGTGGTGTAGCAGATGCACAGAGAGTAGCTACTAAGGAATCTGCTAGTCCAAAGGATAGGGCAAGAGCACAGGCTTATTTAGATGCCATAGGTATAGAAAAGATAGACACAGATATAGTAAAAGATAATCCATTTGGAATAAAGAGAAGTAGACCTGTGCTAACTGAAGATGCTAAAAAAGTAAAAACATCAGGTCTAATTGCAGACAAAAAGGCTAGAGAAGAAGAAGCAGAAAGACAAAAAGCAGTAGCAGAAAAAGCTAGACAAGCTGCGATAGCAGAGGCACAACGTAAAGCAGGTGAAGCTAGAAAAGCTGCTGAAGAAAAAGCTAAACGAGAAGCTGAAGCTAAAAGAAGACAAGAGGAACAAGACAGAGCCGAAAGACAAGGAAGAGTAACAGGTAGAGAAGCAGGAAGGTCTATGGGCGATGGAGGTGGCGATAGTGACGGAGGCAGTTCAGGTCGTGATTCAGGCATGGGTGGTATGGGTGACGTAGGTTACTCTACTGCTGTCGGTGGCTTCATAAAAAAGCCTAAACCAAAAGTTAAGAAGATGAAGCGAGGTGGGTTAGCTTCACGTTAATAACCCACAGTAGATGGCTACTTATCCCCCAACAATAATTGGCTACGATAAC